GAAGTTTTCAAAGCAATATATACCCTCACAGCTTTTAAAACTTCTTTTTACTGCTTTCGATAAAGAACTCTCTCGCCTTATCTCTTTCTACTTATTAATTTAGCTATCATGGACGCTTTTCTTAAAAAGTTTTTTGAAGGTTTTGAGGCACCCGGAGCTGAGTTCAGCTTCAATGCCTCTCCTGCAAGGATTTACACTTTTTTCCAATCTTTGTTAAGGGTTGACTGTGACGGAGTCATCCAGAACAGGCCCTTCTATGTCAATCAACCTATGACCCCTCTGGGCAAGATGACTGCCAGGTTTGGATCTACCGTCTCTACTCTTGACGGAATCTCTAAGCCGTATTTAACTCCTGAAGGCGTGATAAACCTGAACGCAATAGGCGATGTTTTGAAGTCGACTGGCGGAATGACATCTAACGCCTGGTCTTTACACATGGGAGTTGTGAAAGGGTGGAACTGGGCTGACAACCATGTTCCGCTGCTGGTCAACATGCTGCGATATACTCTTATCAAGCACATCCAGACTGTTGCAGGGACACTTGATGCTACGCTCGGGACGTATGATGACGGTCACGTCACGATCAACAGTGATGGATGCTTTACTGAAGCGTATCCAGAGGAGGCTGCTTGGGATGGATGGCCGTTTGCAGTACCTGAGGGGCAAGCTGCGATAGAAGCATGGACTCAGTTTACTCGTTTCGAAACAGCTGAGCCTCAGGCAAATGATGTTTGCCTTGATCTACGAAACTTGACACCTCAGGAGAGTGCATTTGTTTTGCTGATGTGCACTCAGTGGCAGAGGAAGAGCAGGCTGAGGCTCGACTTTGCCCTACCCGAGCTGGCACATGCCATAAGCTACCGGGCGTCTGCTGAACCGGCTGGATTTGCTGGTTGGCTGTCTGGTACTTACGTAGCCGCTCAGGGGCCACCTGCGGCGCCGGGGCCTGAGTTAGCCTGGTCTGCGCTTAAAAAATACGTTAATCAGAACAGATTATACGATCACTTTTCAACGGCGCTGTATCTTGTGGCATGCTCTATGTATCAATTTGCGCCGGTTACCGCCGAGGCCCACTCGTGGCTAGACGTTGACTGGGATCTATCACTACCTCTTTTCCACTCAGTAAGAGGTAGGTATACTTTCCTCAATGAAGATGAAGCTGCGTTCATAAGTCATAGGGCTCTGAACGAATGGTCATACTACAGTGTCAACATTAATAGAATAAATCTGTTGGCACTCACTTTTTCGCAAGCATATCACACAGGATTTGCAGTGCGGAACGTGCGCAAGTCGATAACTGGAAAGCTAGATGATATTTACACGACAGAGGGAGAACTTCTGGCCCCAATCAGTATGATACCATCTGCGGCCTCAGAAGCTGTACGCGCACCTGTCCCGCTGTCGGGGATGTCTGGGGTGTACATGTACACTCAATACAATTTGTTGGACTACGACCCAAACAGAACAATAACACTAGAAAATGACTACACTGGGGAGGATGATGGATATGATCTCATCGAGCCAGAGGTCACTACTAGGACAGAGGTGACTGTGAGGGCGGGGGTTGATTTGAATGCTCTGCTACTGGGAGGACCGCCGGCGGCAGGTACGAGAGGCGGAAACAACGCAGCCGCCCGAGGAAGAGGGTTAGGCAGAGGCGGCAGAAACGGAGGCCGTGGGAATGGTAGCACATCGGCCGAAGCAGAGGATGGAGATGAGAACTTGACCATTGATAACTTTGACCCGAATGACTACTTTGAAGTAGTTGAGATAGAAGAACCTGCTGGACCGACAACTTTAAGGGTACCATGGATGACATTTCCTGGATATCCAACGATGTTGGTGCCTATTGACCCGTTCCCGGATGTGAATATATTCACATTGAAGGGAAAGATAGACGGTACAACGGGTGATTGTACTAGGTGGGGATTTAAGACGACTGCCATGCGAGCGTGGTATGTTGCAAACTTGTACAGATTATGTGGATACGACTTAGATTTTTCGTCTGCTCAGAATCTGGTTGGGGGAGAGAAGTTTTATGCCCCCAACAATGTAGGTTTTGTCTGGCCTATATTGTATGAGCCAAATCACCAACATGACGAGATAGTAATTAACTACCAGCAGCAGAGGATGCATCACTTCATCACGCTGCCGCAGATAATAAATAATTTCTTTAAAAATAAGACGATTGAGTTCAGTCACCGAATAATCAGAAGAGGGACAACCACAAGTGCCTACGGTAACTGGCTGGATGTGGTTGAGTCGTCTGGCGTCGTACAGATGTTTGCGAACATGACGGTTGCCTACAACACAAGCGCGGCTGTCTCGCGGCTAAGAGCATACATAACCAGATCGGAGGAGGGTTTTCGGTTTGTAGACAATGTTCAGGGTGGAGCAATCCCTCCTCCGACGGAGTGACAAACTGCCCAAGATGCTGGCGAGTGTTGGGCAAGTGGTTTGATGAGGCGCTGAATAAATACGAGGGAGAAGAGATACAAATAATCAATGTAGGACTAAATAAAGAAAAATCGATAAAAATTAAAAAGAAAGAGACTTTGAATAAAATGAATATACCTGTGTGGGTGACAATAAGGGGAGAATGTTTGACTGCAGTTGACAGAGAAAAAGCGAAATATGTATTGGCTCATGTTAGTTACAGCAACACACAAGACTCACCGGGGTTCGGAATGTTTAGAGTAGGAAAGGAGTGCGTAAAAGGATTTATGGCTAGGTGCGAAGACATATGGGTGTATTATGTAAAAACGAGCACCCCAGCAATATCACTGCCACCTGTCGTGAAGAGAACGATGTCGGCTATGTATTCAGGGGTGGAAGATTATGATTTCAGTGACTTCAGGGGGCATAGATTCTTGAGAAGGAAGTTCGGTGTGGTTAGAGAGGAAATAATTCACGCGAAGAACATAAAGCCGCCACAAAAAGGAGAGTTTGAGAAGTCCAAGATAACTGGAGAGCATCACACGCATTACACGCCCGATGAAGTATGGGAAATAGCAGTACAGACCAACACCATGCGGAGGGCTTTATTGTTGGTCGTAGATAAGCTGAGGGAAATATCGGGGGTGACTGAAGCAATCGTGTCGACCTTCATGGCCTACATCATGTTTGCCAAACCCCAGGTAGCTTACCTTCTGGCTACATCTGCTAATATCTGGCGAGCAAAGGACGTAAATACACTGGCCGAGAAACTAAAGGAAATATCGACGCCCCTCAAGAGTATGCACAGACACGACGTGCTAGACATGACACAACTATTTGAATTACAAGTATTGGTCAACAGAGGAATAGGTAAAGTAGACTGGGTGAATGAGCGTAAACACAGGCAGAAACCAGACACAGTAAAAGTGGGTTTCACCGACGTGTATTGCGAAGCAAGGAGGCTGTTTGAGCTAGGTGTTCAGAGAGGATTCAAGTATCCCACAATGGATTTTGATAAATATCTAAAGTCGCGGTGGGAGTGGGTACCGACAGGTAGTGTACACTCACAATATGAAGGCGACCAAGAATATATAGCGAAAGACTACCGGCACAGGTCTAAATTTGTAACCTTAAACAGGTTAAGCTGTGATCAGATAAGGGAAATGTTTAATAGGAAGCCTGAAATACAAGCATGGGCGAGCGTGAAATATGAGTGGGCGAAACAGAGGGCTATATACGGAGTAGATCTAACCAGTTCTGTGATAACTAATTATGCTATGTTTAGATGTGAGGACGTACTCAGGCATCATTTTCCAATAGGAAGTGAGGCTGACGCTCAGAGGGTACACAAGAGATTGACATATATGCTGAAAGATACGGAGTCTTTTTGTTATGATTTTGACGATTTCAATGCTCAGCATTCGATTGAGTCAATGGAGGCTGTTTTACTAGCGTATTATGATCAGTTTAAAGATCAAATGACAGCAGCTCAGGCGTCAGCTATGGAATGGGTGTGTCAGAGCGTAAAAGAGATGATAGTAAACAATAACGAAGTACAGCCACCTGAGAAGTACAAATTGAAGGGAACACTACTTTCGGGATGGCGATTAACTACTTTCATGAACACAGTGCTGAACTATATTTATTTTAGAATATCTGGAGCTTTAAAAACACCAGACGTGGTTGATTCAGTGCATAACGGTGATGACGTACTATTATCTATAAACAACCTAAAGGCAGCGGTTGAAGTAGATAGTAGAATGGCTAAGATAGGGGCGAGGGCACAAGCAGCGAAGTGCAACGTGTTCTCAATCGGTGAGTTCTTGCGCGTAGACCATAAGATATCTAGAGAGAAGGGAGTCGGCGCTCAATATCTGAGTAGAGCAGCTGCTACCCTGGTACATTCTAGAATAGAGAGCCAAGCGCCCCTGCGATTAATTGAGGCGGTCAAGGCAGCATATACAAGGGCATCTGAGGTAGCTATGCGAAGTGATCAGTCATCTGAAATTTCAGCGCTATTCTTTCATAAGGCCGCAAAGCGACTGTCGAGCATATTTGGTGTGGATTATGAAAAAGTAAGAATAGCAGCAAATCAGCATGTCGTGACTGGCGGGATAAGGCAAGACTTCATGGCTTCAGTAGAGTATTTAATACATGAAGAAGTTGAAAGAGAAAAATTAGGAACTGACTCCTTACACAATCTGGGGCAAGTAGATGTTAGTGACCTAGGAGAAGGAATTAAGGACTATGGGAGTGTATTGATGTCACAATATGGGAAATACACAACCGAGGAGAGAATATACAAAAGTATCGTGTCAGCCACGGGTAGACAGCTGTCAATAACGCGCAGCACGCGGTTGTCAGTTGTCGACGTGAGACACGATACGAAATATGGCTATGGCAGGGCTTTATACGGCTATCTGAGAAATCTAGTTAATCTACCTTATGTAGAGAAGGCAAGATTTGTGGGGATATCGCCGTTGGCTATGCTAGATGCTAAAGGCATGGGAACATTAAGGAAATACATAATGGGCGCAAGTGATGTAGATTATACACTGCGCGTATTACTTTAATGTTATACTACTGTTGGAATAACAACGTAGACCATGCCAGAATTAAGAGGGCAGGTAACTCTTTAAGC